CGCCCCAACTGAAACGCTTAACGACGTCATTAAGGCAGGGGTCGACCAACTTATGTTTGCCTACAGCGATGAGGAGCGTGCAGACGCTTGTGATTTCGTTTACGAAATGGTCTTTGACGGGGGCGCACCGCGTAAGTTTAAAGAGGAATGGATCCACTTAGCCGTACGCGAGTTTCTAGCGACCAAGGATGCACCTACCGAGCCGCACGACCAGTGGGGCAGACGGTTGGAGGAGCGAATATGAGTGTATGGGAAAAAGCCAGTTTAGAATGTTATTCATGTGGATATGTAATACATGGAGAAGAACCTGCAATTTTGACTATGTGTGCGGAGTGTAAAAACTTCCCCTTAGATAAAGATTCCCCAACGGAAGATAAACTGCACGAAATTATCCAATGGATAACAAACGATTATTATGATTTGCTACCAGATGATATCCAACACCAAATAGATACACAGTTAAACCTTATGGGATTTACTGAAGAGTATTTTAAGAAACTTAGGGAGAAAAAAGAATGAAAGGACCATGCCCCAACTGTAACGGACACGGTTTTCTAGGACTGCCCGCCCATTTACCTGGAGGGCAAACATGCTCTATGTGTGGAGGTTCAGGGAATGAGTGAAAATAAGGTAGAAAAAGAAATAGAGTTTACCGAAGAAGAATTACAGAGTATACGGGATAGTGCCGAGGAAGAACTGTACGATCTGCCTAAATCTTCTTTAGTAGAAATGGCTTTAGAAGACTATGTAAAAAACATAACATCGGATTGGTATTATGCTTTTGAAGCAGGTTGGGTATATTGCAGAAAATGTGATGAAGATAGAGCTTCTTGTGGGTGTGAAAGACCACATATAGCTGAAGAAAATGAAACTGAAGAGTACAAATCTAACCTTGATAAATGGCAGGACTTGTTTATGTATTTCTTTACGATTTTCGAGATTATTATTAAGGTATATAAGGAGAAAACAAATGAGTAAAAATGTAGAAAATAAAGAACAGGTTGTCTTTGTAATGCACTATATTGATGATAGCATTGGTTTAGACTTTGAGTGTGTAACTACAGACGTTGATGCTTACATAAAAGAATATAATGAAGAACGAGATGATGGTGAATTAAGTGTAGATAGAACTTGGTTTCATATTCAAGAAACAGTAGTTCAAAATTATGACAAGGAGAAAAATAATGACTAAACTAGAAAAACTACACGACTGGGTACACCATAATTTCTGGAAGTATCAGGCAATTACCAAAATACCCTTGGTCATTATAGTAGCGATTGTTTGGGTGAAGATATTGTGAAAAAGAATAAGTATATTCTCAAGACTTACAATTGTGTGGGCGAGGTATTGTTCAAGAAAGTTTTTCCTACAAATTATCAAACCGAGAAGTATGTCATTGAAAACGGCATTCATTATGACGAGCCCGCATGGGATATAACGAAGAAATGAAAAAGATTGAGATCATCTTTAATGACCCGCGTGCTGAAGGGCGTGGCGTACCCGAATACGCGACGGTCGGATCCGCAGGACTGGACCTACGCTCCTGCGATAACGCGATGATTTATCCTGGAGAGACCGTACAGTTTCCCATGGGGTACTCGATTTATATAGGCGACCACACGCTCGCTGGATTTATTATGCCTCGCTCGGGACTAGGGGTACGAGGCATTTTGCCCGCGAATGTACTCGGTTTGATCGACTCGGACTACCAAGGGGAATTGATGGTTTACCTTAAAAACCACAGCAATAACGAGTTTTTGGTACAAAACGGCGATCGGATCGCACAGCTAGTATTTATGCCCGTGGAACACGTGATGTTCTCATCGGTGTTAGAGTTTAGCCACATAACGGAACGCGGCACGGGCGGATTTGGGAGTACGGGGAATGGCTAACGGCTCGTTGTGCGGGTCCAAGGCTGCTTTAAATTGGTACTTTTCGCCTTTATAATATACCTATAGCTAAATAGCTAGATTTTAACCATTAAATAGAAAGGAGAGAGAAAATGGAAAAATATACAATTGATCCGAAACTTTACGGACTTAAAGATACTAAAGCTAACCGCGAGGCTCTTATCAACGAGCCGCACCCACGAAACTTAAACGGAGCCCCATCAGACTCTACGATAGATAGGCTAGTGGAAAAACAAATGGAAAATATTCCTGAGTGGATAGTGGTCAACCCAATCATGAATTTTGGGAAACCTAGCGAAAACTACGCGACGGAGATTTATGTGGGATGTCTATCACGAGGAGGAACCCCTGCTGAAATCATGGCGAACGAGGAAGATCTGGACTACACTAATTTCGAACACATCGAAGCTGCTGTAGGTGGAGTGAGACTCTACACTTACCGAAAAGGGGATTACGATTACTTAATCCTAGAGTTTGACGACGGAGGAGATTATCCCATACACTACATTACTCTACGACATTATCATGCAGCCCCGATAGACCCATTCCAGGGGAGGGAGTAGTAATGACTGACGTACTACGAGGAACGATTAAACGGGTTAGTAACACGATTAAGAAGTTAAACGAGATAGACGATACGTTTGAAAGTATCGAATATATACACCTTTCCCCAAAAGTTTACCACGCACCCGAGCTTAACAGTATCTTTGATAACAACGAAGATATTGATTATAAGTGGGACGTGGGAAACGCAGATTGGATTGGGGAGGATTTTCCCCTAAAGCCTACGGAGGAATTCTACATACCTTTTATTAACTTAGGATTAGATGAGAACTATTGGATGACAATTATGTATTTCGGACGAGCTGAATACTTACGCTTAAAAGAAAGTCTACCCCACGTGGCTACAAAACTACTGCCAGCGGAGGGGGAGTATGGCTACGATGACATCTGGGACGGGGTGAATATAGTGATGGAGTGTTGGTTAGGACCGCACGGAGAGACTCAGGTAAACCTAGAGGATATACTCTACCACTACATAACCCAAGACTCTGCTCTACTAAGTAGGATTCTGGAAACAAAGATATTTTACCAATTGTGCAAATACTCTAGAAGCAATGTCTCATCAGAAGCAGGGCATTGGAGCATGGACCATTTACATGAACCATTTGACTACATTGACTTTAGAAAGGTCTAGCTTTGCGTAGCGGTGCTTTAAACTCGCAAGGCTCTACTTTATAATATATATACGCGTAAAGCGATTTTAACCATTAAATAGAAAGGAGAGAGAAATGGCAATATGGCAAGAAGATAACCCTCTAAGAAGGAGATTAGAGAAAAAGGTAAGGGATAAGTACAACATCGATGAGGGAGACGAGTTAGAGTTTTTCATCAGAGTCGAGTTAGGAGAGGAGGTCTACGACTTTCACCACCACAACAGCGACGCATTCCCAGTCGAATATACGACGGCACCCTACACAGGGACCTGTATGACCTGCGGGGAGCCGATCCCAGTAGATGAGGAAATGGTGAGGTGGGCGACTTACGGACTCTATAAGGTGTGGGAGCACCTGGACTGCTCGGCGGAACGGGGCAACGAAGCATACGATAGGGCGGAAGCCGAAGCCGAAAGGGCACGAATGGACGCGGAGTACAACGCAGGGAAGCGGGACGCGGAGACCTACCGCGACAACAAAGCACTGTTCGGAAGCGACTACGCGGAAGCGGAACAGATCAAATTGGAGAGGAGTGGAGCGTATGACTACTAAGAACAATTTAGTTTATAAACTAACTAATTTACTAGCACCTGAAGTGCGAGCTCATCCGAACGGAGGTATACAAAAGCGATACACATTTCCGAATGGAATGGGTGCGAGCGTGGTGATGCATCCTGGATCATATGGATTTGCAAGGGGACTGTGGGAACTAGCAGTTCTTGATCGTGAGGGAGAGATTACTTACGATACACCGATCACAGATGACGTGCTGGGATGGTTAACAGAAGAGGACGTAGAAAAAACTCTACAGGAGATAGCGAACTTATAACAGTCTCTCCCAAGAAGAACCCATCAGTCGGATAGATTGGTGGGTTTTTTGTTATTGTATTGTTTATCTGAAAATTAAAAAAGTTTTTGAAAAAACTTTCGCAAAACTACTAATAACTCTAATAAACTAATAGAATGGAGCTGAAAGGCTCTTGGTCATTGGATTGTGGTGTTTCTCAAAACTAATAGAATTCTATTAGTCTATTAGAAACTATGGTAAGATTCACTAGAGGGCACGAGAAAAAGTATATAATTCTATTAAATTCTATTAGTATTCTAATAACTCTATTAGAAATCGGAGACGCTTATGAGAGAGCTGACTTATACCCCACTTGTTCCGACGGAGGACGGTAAAGCCTACATCGATGACAAGGGTAAGACCTGGCAACCACTCAACTCGAAACAAAAGAAGTTTTGCAGGGAATATTTAAAGGGGCAAACCGCTACGGACTCCGCTATCAAAGCGGGTTACACGAAAGACCGCAAGGGTGCCAAGACACAGGGGAGTGTTCTACTAAACCATAACCCACTCGTACGAAACTACCTCATAGAGTTGGAAATAGCAGCCTCAGAAAGAGATGCTATTTCTCTGGAGAGCCATTTAGGGACTCTCCATGACCTCCGAGAGGAGGCAAAGGACCAAGGGCAGATTGCTGCTGCAATAACTGCCGAGGTCCATCGGGGGAAGGCGGGGGGACTCTACATCGATAGACGCGAGGTATTGACCGCAAAGATCGATTTGATGTCCAAGGACGACATACTCACTCGACTCGAAGAACTAATTAAGAAGCGCGCGCAGACGAACGTGATCGAAGGCGATTTCGTTAAGAGTTGAACCTAAACTCTCGAACTCGAACTGGTTCTAGTTTGATTGGTTTCGGTCTACTCTACTCGGTCTACTCACTCTATCGCTCTACTCTACTCTATCACTCACTCTATCGGTCGCTCCGCGACCCACCCGCCCACACCAGGGAGCCACGGACGCACGGACCGACGGACGCGGGGATTTAGGGATTTTATAGGTTATAAACTTAGATTAATTAGTTTAGTTTAGTTAGGTTAGGGGGTAGTAAAGTAAAGTAGTTCATGTATAATTGTACTAACTAAGGTAATTAAGCCTTAGTGTTAAACCTAAAAGGTGGTAAATATGGCAACAAGCCAAAATGTAAAGGCTCTCAATAGAGAGCATAACCGCGTAGCTGACGCTAAAGCTAAAGGCATAGCACTTGATACAAGTAAGAGTAGTTTCAATACTTCTACTAAATCAAGTTCTATTAATCCTAACTCTAAGCTAAGTACAGTTAGTTCTATAGCTAAGAAGTACGCTCATAAGTTCAACGGGCAAATGGGTATTATCTTCACTATGCTTGAACAGAATGATTGGACTGTTAATCTTCAAGAAGCTAATGAGTTATGGATTACTAGGTATGTTGATAAGGGACCTTATACGCAAGACCTTATAACAGTAGTTAATCACTATCGAGGTGTGTTTAGTTCTAAGAGAGGATATAAGCAAATACCTAGCGAAGACCTAAGACAGCTACTTAAGATTAGCTAACTAAGCTAAGGTACTAAGGCAATGTCCCTAATAGCCTAAGGGTACTTTTTAACGCCTGTAATTAGTACCCTTACCCTTACCCTTACACATACCCCTGTAGGCTTCATAGGTCTACTCTACTGAACGATATACTACTAACCTATAGTAAAGGGGTATACCCCCCCTAACGCCGCCCGTGCGGGTCCCGACCGCCCACCCCTGGTTCCTGCCTCGCTTTTGCATGTAGTTTTCGTTTAGGTTCCCTACCCAAAAAAATTTTGCAAAAAATATTTTTCGGTGTATATTAGT